CTTTTAATAAACTTATTTCATAACCTATTGCAATTTTTGGATTTTTATTTTATAATAATAAAAAAAGAGGAGGTAATTTTTATGGACGACAACAACAACTTCAAATACGAAAAGCCTTCTTTACTTCACCCCGGCCTTAATGAAACAGTTCCGGGTTTTAATTTTGACAAAAATGATTTCGAGGACCTTATAGATAACTTCACTCCTAAGGATGATATCCCTATTTTACTTGGCGTTACTCATCCTCAATTGGATATTTTCTGCATGTCTGTTTATCATATGAAGTTTAATGATACTTACAAAATGCTTCTTAAACGCTCTGAACTTTATTATCGTAAAGCAATGTTCAATTTATCTAAATCAGGCAACCCTACTGCGATTAAAATTGCTTCTGAATTCTATGTGGGTCTTGGAAACGTTGAGGGCTCTAAACCTCACATTACTATTATTAACAATATGCCAGATGTCCCTTCTGATGTGGACAAGTTATCTGACGAAGCAGCAGCTTCTATCAGGGAACAGGCCGAATTGGAAAATCAAAAACAGGCCGCGTTGAAGGCTATTGATGAATTTGAAAAAAAACACGAAGGAAGGTATTAATATGATTGGAGATAGAGCGAGAGGAGTAATCTCCGCTTGTGTCGAATTTGAGCGACCTACACGTATGATGATTTCACTAAAACTAGATGAGCTAGTATTCGGAACTACGTGTCAGAATAATCCAGACTACATTCTTACAAATGGCCAGTACTATCTCTTCTTCGCGACACACACGCGTACGGGTGATTTAAATAAAAAGAAATTCTGTATCACATACGATTTTGGTCGAGGCTTTTCGAAGTTTATCGACTGGGAAGACTTCTTGAAACAATCCAGACAGAACCCACACGTCAGATTCATCCGAGACTTTACGAACATAAGCAAACAGCATTTCAATATAGCCTACCAAAACGAACAGATGCGCTTTCCAGTCACATTCGATTTGATTAAGTATGACACAGCTATCAGAGAAAAGTTTGGCTATAAGAAGGATGAATATGCAATGATATATAATCCGTTTAAGGAAGTATATGATAGAACATACATAAAAAATGAGAATGGGGAAGTTGAGACATGGATTGGTCATGACCATGTGGATAGACAAATTGTGGACCCCACAAATATATCAGCAGATAATATCACACTACACAGTGAGGTGAAGACAAGATGCGACTAATAGATTATATAAGAAATAAAATAAAGAAAGCCACAGGCGGATTGATTCGAACTGAAGGCGAAGAAGATAGCGAAAGAGAACTTCTAATCAACGATAAGAGAAAAATCGTTGAGGATAAGTTAAGAGAAGCGATGGTCTGGTACACTGGAGATAGTGACGAATTGCTTAATTTCTATACGTTGCAAACTAATATAAATTATAATTATGAGCCACTGTATAGTCGAAATAAGAGAGGATACTTTTGGAGCATATCAAGTACCGAACATGATATAAAAAGAACGCATAGTGGCCAACCGAGAAATATCGTTGACACACTAGTTAGTATCGTAGGGAAACCAGAAGTAACAGCTGGTATGAAAACGGAGCTTAATAACTGGGACGCAACGTTGGAGGCCGTACTAGAAGAAAACGAGTTCTGGAACTTGTTTAGATTCGAGCAAATGCCGATGACACTTGTTGAAGGCTGGGGCTGTTATAAAATTGACTGGGATTTAGACCTCACAGATAAACCCATAATAAAATATTATAGAGCGAAGGATGTAGAGTTCATCGAAAAGAATCGTAGATTAAAAGCTATAATATTTAAGGACTATTATACAGACGGTAAGTTAAGAAATTATCTAATCACAGAGACCCGTGCGTTGTATCAAGGTAATTTGCGAATCAGTAAAGAAGTGTTCGAGATAAACGGAGACGACTTGAAGCCACTCGATGAAGAAGACGTAGCGAAGATAGACGAACTAGAAGGAATCGATTTGAACGTAATCGAGATAACTAATTTCAATAAATTCCTAGCCGTACCGTGCATATTCTATAAAGACTTAGCATGTAATGATGGCTACGGAAGAAGTATATATTATGGTAAGTTTGATTTGTTTGATGATTTGGACCAATGTTTATCACAGAGTTCAAATACAGTAAGAAGAAGTACTGCGATAGAATATTTCAATACAGACTTCTTGGAAAGAGATAAAATCACAGGCTTACCAAAGATGCCAAAAGCCTATGATAGAAAGTACACATCATTTATAGGTGGTAAGAATTCAGACGGTACACAGAATACAGATAGCCCCGTGCAAGTTACACAACCGCAGTTACAGTTTAATGAATATAAAGCTGAGGCGAAACATATTATGGTACAAATCATATCTGATATTATGAGTCCTGCGACACTAGGAATTGATGTAGCGAAAAAAGATAATGCTGATGCGCAACGTGAGAAGGAAAAGGTAACAATATTCACACGTAATACGATAATAGATGCTGAGAAGAGAATTTTAAAGAGTTTGTTTAATCAGGTGCTAGGAGCAGTTGAATATTTAAGAACTGGTAAAATCACAGTTAGAGATTTCACAATTGGCATTAAGTTCAGTGAGTTCGCTGATGATAGTTTCGAAAATAAACTACAAAAACTTGGCGAAGCATATATTAAAGGAACGTTGTCTACAGATATGTATCTTGATAAATTATATGGAGATAGCTTGAGCCAATCTGATAAGGAAAAAGAGAAGAAATATCTTGAAGAAAAGAACAATGAATCCGAATCTGAAGGCCAAGGAATGCCTATGATTCCGGGAATGAACGGACCCGTGCAAGAAGATGACGAATTCGATTTTGGTGATGAAAAACCGGGATTTAAAGGAGTTCAAGAATAATGAATTTAGAGAAACTGATAGGATATATAAAAAAATGCGTTGAAAAACAAATCGATATGTCAGTAGCTCTTAGAAATGTAGGGGATATCGTAAAAGGTATCCCCGATTTAAATATGAGAGAGCGAGCCAGATTGACGAGGGCATATAAGAAGCTTACCGTGCAAATGTACATGCAGCAAGGTGAACTGTATAATAAACAGATATATCGAGTTTCAGCAGATACGAATAAAACCCTAGAACATCGTAATAGTAGAAAACGACTAAATGAACTAGGTGGCGATGTTAAGAGAAGCAGGTCGGTCGGGAATGTGTTTTATATTTGCAGCGTTCATAGTAATCCAGCTGAGAAACATAAAGACTTGCAAGGGAAGATATATGTGGATAGATTCTGGAGAGCCGTGCTGCGAGATGACGATGAGATGACTCGGGCAGTGGCGTCTTATATTAGGAATCATAATATTATGACAGTTCAAGAAGTTTGCTCTGAACCGTATTACTTAATCACAAGACCTTACTGTAAACACAAACTGATTCCACTCGATACTGAAGAAGTGCTTCGAAACGGAGTGAAGGGTATCATAAGAAAGCACCCCGAAGTTAAGGTAAGTAGAACGAATGTTGATTACCGAATTAAATTTTTAAAACTCAGAAAAAGAATTCACACCGTGCTTGACCAGAAGGGTGAGGCCAGAAGAGATGAGATTCTGCTTAACCGTGCTAGACAAATTTCTGCTTAACCGTGCTAAGGATAGGGCATAAAAAAAGAGGGACGAGAAGTCCCTTTTTTTAATAGTACCCGTTAATAGTAAATCTGATGATTTTGATTTGCACATGTTTGATTTGCCTTGAAGGGCAGCGTTCTTTGTTGATTCGCTTGGCAAGACGCACCTCGATTTTCCTCTTGGCGCTGCGTAAATCTTTGGCGTCGACTTGCTCAATAAAGAGTGTCATCGATTCGTCGCGCTTGATGTAGTATTGAATACTATATGATGTCATTTTGATATCTCCTTTCTGCGTAGTTCGAATAGTTCAGCTAAAAGTGTAATAAGGGGCTGAGCATTTAAAAGGTCCTCAACTGTTTCGTAATTGTCTGTAATGTAAGTTTGCAGATTCTTTAAACTTTCGTCATAATCTTCTTCTTCTAAAGAATCTATAATTGCTTTAGAGTCAATTTCTGGATTTCCATACGGGTCAATCCAATTTGCTATTTGCCAAAATTTAGTTGCTTCACTTCTTAACATATTATATCTCTCCTTTACTACTTATATTATATCATAATATAAAGTTTTGTCAAGTAAAAATGCGACGAAAGTATCACCGTGCTGAGGCATGACGAATAAAAAAAGAGATTATTAATCTCCTAAGCGTAAGCGACACTCGTATGGAGCTGTTAGA